TTGCGTGAGAATCCCAGCATTAACTCTTATTTCGTTAATAGTGCATGGTTTAACCAGCATATCCGGGAATAATTTAACCAAAGTTTTTTCACCTAAACCTTCAATACCACTAATATTATCTGAACTATCTCCGGTGAGAATCTTACAAAGTGATACATTATAATGTGGTATTTGAACTTTATTGATGGTAATCATATCACCCTGTTTAAAGTATTGTTTTAAGTTTGGAGAGTAGATGGTCACCCGGTCCGAAATAAGTTGTGTAAGGTCTTTATCTGACGAAAAAATGGTAATCTCTTCGTTAGTCGCCTTTTGACAATAATAAGCAATCAAGTCATCCGCCTCATTGTAAACCATCTCAACTTGTCTAACAAAGACTTCTTCAAGATATTCTTTAATACGAGCGTTTTGTTGTAGATATGACTCGTACTTAAACTCATTCATATCTTGTTTTCTATTTCCCTTATATTGAGGATAAAGTTCTTTCCGAGTGGATGAACTATGTTCGGCATCCCAGAACACAACTACCTTATCATAGTTATGTTCCTCAAGGAATTTCCGAATTGTATTTATAAAGTGGTAAATGGCACCTAAGTGACTTCCGTCATTGTATAGGTCTTTTACTCCGTGGAATCCAATCTTCATTAAGTTGGACCCGTCAATTAATAATGTTTTAATCACAGTGGTGATTTAATGGTGAATAAACTATGCTTCTTTTTCTTCTTTTAGGTCAAAATCACCATCAGTTCCGATGATGTCTTTCCAATATTCTGCGTATTCTTTTTTATATTTTTCAATATTAATTTTTTCTTCCGCAGTGTCTTTTCCCGCAATGAATCCGTGTGGTGTAACAATAATTTTTCCATCGTCATAACCCAATCCATTGATGTGATTTTTCATAACCGACACTTTTGTTCTTGAAGCAAACTTGATAGTTCTTTTGTCTTTGGTTGCAGTAATCTTTGTAGTTCCCGCTCCTTTTTGATTTCCAAATAAATAAACTAATGATGAGTTTAACCAAATCGCCTCACCACCTTTAGCCTTAATCTTTGGTTGTCCAAAAGGATTATCCGGTAATTCAACCCAAGGTTGATTAACAATGATTAAAGTGTTTTCATATTTTGAATCAGATTTACGAGAACCCGAGATTCTTTGATTGATACCCATACCAATCTTATCTGCCAATGTTGATGCATTGTGTTGTTTACCACCTTTACCTTCATAAGTCATTTTACAAGGTACAGAACCTACTGAATCCCACATAAAACATAAACTATAATCTAAGTTTCCTTTTTCTTGTTCATCAAGTAAGTTATTGATATAGTCAGTAATTTGTTCGATGTAGTCAAAGTTATTATTGAATATGTAAAATCCATCCCAATCTAATTCACCTGTTTCCTCATCAACCACTTCCTCGCAATCAAATCCCATTAATTTAGCGTGTTCAAATGACCATTTCTGTTCTGTAATAATAAACACAGGAAGAATACCTTTCTTTTGAGCATCTACCGCTGTTTTCACAAGAGCAGTTGTTTTACCTGTATCAGAGTGACCTAAGAACATATTAATATGCCCAATAGCAGGTCCCGGTAATCCAACCGCATCCAAGAAATCCGGACCTAAGTCAAAAAATCTTTGTGGTTTGTATTTTGCCGATACCGAGAATTTATCTTTAATTGATTTGAAATCGTTTTTCTTAATCGCCATTTTCTATTTTTTTAATGTGTGGTAATTTGTTTGATTTATTCCTATTGTATTTTGAAGAATCTTCCTCATATAGTACATTAATTTCTTCTTCGTGAAAAGTAATCAGTCTACTACTTATCACACCATCTTCATTAGTACCTTCATCTATCATACCAAATAAAACACTATCACCAATTTGTTTACTTCTACCTGAGAAGTATGTTTTATCTTTTAGTTGACTTAGAATTTCATAAGATAACATTTTATTGTCTCTTAATTGTAAGTCAATTTCTTCTTTAAACGTCATATGATAATATTATTAAAACTTGGACATCTTGTCTAACTAAGTGTCCAAGTTTAATTGTTTTATTTTAGAAAGGTAAATCTTCGTCTATCTCATCGTTTGCTTGAGGGTCAACCGGTGCAGAACTTTGAGGTTTTCCTCCACCAAATGATTCTGTATTTACTGAATCACTTTCGTAAAGGTATCCACCTTTTTCCGAATCCCATCTTGGAGTTTCTCCACGAGCAATTGCTTCAAGGTATTCTACCGGTTTTTTAGAGTAAACGTCTAACCAAGTTAATTCGTCAGTAATCCACTCATTAGCCTGAGCCGGGTCAGTATGTACCGGACCTTGGTCCTCATACATAATTGTTGATACGGTTGTGTATTCTTTTCCTTTTGGAGTTTTCGCTTTAGTCAATTCAATGATTAAATCTCTACCGATTTGAGCGTCGGTAATATCCCCTTTATTTCTCCAAATTGGAATGATTTTATCTAAGATACCATCATTTTTGTAGTTGTGTTTGAATCTCCAAAATTTTGGTCCGTCTTCTTCTCTATCTCTATCGATAACTTTTACGATATAGAATTTACGAGAACGATACTGAGCCGCCAATTGTTTGTCCGATTCTTTTCCGGTTGAGATTAACTCTTCGTAAACCTCGTTCAAAGGTGAACGTTCGTTATCGTTTTTTCCCGGGTCGTAGAATTTTTGCCATTGTCCACCAACTTGAATCTCATGATACCAAGCCTCCTTAAATGGTGAAGAACCATCACTCGTAGGTAAGATTCTAACTCTTCTTTGTCCAGATTGCTCCTTATCACCTAAGATAAGTGCAAAATATTTTTTCATTCTTTCGTCTTGCGACATTTTTCCTTGGGCCCCGCCCCCTGATTGTTTTGAATTTTCGTACTGTGCCAATACGGCGTCTAATGAACTCATGTGTTATAAAATTAAATTGTTAAATTGTCCTTTAAATATAGGTGATAAAATTAATGAAGTCAAATAAAAAAAGGTGTCCGTTAAGACACCTTTGAATTTTTTGTTATCGTTTGAATGATGTTTTGTACTCATCTTCTTGAGAACCAGGTTGGAATGAATTTTTAATATCATTCACATTAATATCTTCAACTTCGTCTGAAGTTAAAACATAATCATTTTTTCCTGTTTTCTCCATCTCTTCTTGTTTGTCATCGAAGAATTGTGAAAGTTTTTGGTTAAATGGATATGAATCGTAACTTCTCAACTCTAATTTTTCTTGAGGAGTTTTTTCACGATACTTCTCAATTTTATTTTCAAGTGAGTTTAATTTATTCATAACATTATCCATTTCTCCTAATTTAGCCTCTAAGTTAGACAATTGGTTAAACAAGTTTTCAAAATATTCTTCTTGTTTTGTTTCAATATTTTTTTGAGAATTAACTAAATCAGTTATTTCAAGTTCTTCAGATTCTTCACCTTCAGCACTTGTTTCTTCTGATTGTCCCTCATCGTCAATTTTTTCAACGTCAGGGTCGTTAGCAACATCAATTGGTTGTGGTGCCCCGTCTCCCGGTGCTGGTGGTGGTACTGCCTCAGAAGGTGCAGGTGCCGGTGGAACTTCTCCTCCCGCAGGTGGTGGTGGAGTTAACGCCTCTAACCCAGCTGTTGGGTCTTCAGGAACTTCCGCCTCTTGTTCCATAATATACTTATTAATATTATGATATCTTGCAATTTCTTGTATTAATTTCTTGTCTAAACCCATTTTGATTATCCGTTTAATAATTGTTTAATTCCTCCTGCAGTCTCAACTCTAACTTTTCTATTAATAGTTGTTTGGTGCCCGGCTCTTTCAATAAGACCATCTCTTTCTCTGATTGTGTAACAATCTCCTGTGTCTAAATCACAAACTTGTTGTGTTCCGTCACCGTTATCTGTTTGAGAAACTCTAGTCGATTTCCCAAGATAGTTGTCTAATGCTGATTTTATGTTCATAAAATTGTTTTTATTATAAATATATCGTTATGTTATAAAGTGAATACATCACTTACTATGGTTTGAACTAAAACTTCACCACCAATCGGAGATGTATTACCATACGGTTTATATTGTACTTGTAATCTAAAATTCCCCAATTTATTAATATTAATTAAATTAGTGTATTTAGTGGATGCACCTCCACTACCACCATAACTTGCAATTTCATATGTTTCAGCATATAAAACTCTATTATTCAGAGTTTTTGGTTCGTCAAATGGTTCGTGAGTTGTTAATTGATATGTAATATATCCTCCATCCGGTTTTTTAATATTATAATAACTCCAACCATTTCCTTGTAACTCAGTAGACTCACCTATTTTAATGAACGCAATTTGTTGAGGTGGGAATGTTGGTAATGTTTGACTAGATGGAACATTGTCAACAGGAACTTGAGATTGATTTGGTAATGTATACCAAACTTTGAACGGGAATTGTTGCACCACAGGTTGTTCTTGCCCTTTATAAGCTTTAAGAATAAACACAATATCTATTTGTGTTTTACCTTCAATTTTTGGTATATCATTTATAAAATAACTTTCAACATCATTTAAGGTAACATTGAATTGATTATTTGTTACTTGTCCTCCAACACCTATCACACTTTGTGAAATATATTTTCGAGTTACCTTACCATTAACTTCTTCCAATTCATACACAACATATTTCATATCAGGATTAGGTGATAATACATAACCTGTAGATTGTGGATTTATCTTAACATTTAATGACTGAGTCTTACTAGCATTTAATTGAACCGCAGTACCAATCATAGTTAAAGGTCCTGTGTTTTGAGGGTTAGTATTTGGTGTCTCTGATTGAGTTGCATTTGCAGTTTGATTTTGAGGGTTTTCATACCCACCCGGAGATGCTGCAGATGACGCATCGATTGATGGGTCAAATGTATAATCATTTGTACTTGTTACGGTACCATTAGGAGT